CATTTACACTCCCCGCTATCTTGCGGAAGTGGTACGTCAGGCACCTGTCGTACATACGTTTTTCCTGGATACCTTCTTTACCAACGTAAAGACGTTTGCCACGGAGAGAGTGGATATTGACATGGTAAAAGGCGATCGCAGGATGGCAGCATTTGTACATCCAAGAGCCGGTGGCGAGGTCCTGAAAGGGCAGGGTTATTCCACCGTGAGCTATAAGCCGCCGTTGATCAACCCGTATGATGTTACGACTGCAGATCAGCTTCTCACCCGTATGCCGGGAGAGGATATGTACAGCGGAATGACACCGGCGCAGAGGGCCGCCCAGAAGCTCGTAGATGAGTATAACCGTCTGAATGATGCAACAACCAGACGCGAGGAGTGGATGGCTGTACAGGCCATCGTGAAGGGCGAAATCCCGATTGTCGGAAAGGGAGTAAACGAAGTCATTGACTTCGGCTTTACCAACAAAGTGACTTTAACCGGTACGGCTCGCTGGGGCCAGAGCGGAGCAAAGATCCTGAACAACCTGGAAGACTGGGTGGAAACTACGCTGCATAATGGATTTACGAATGTCGATCGCGCCATTATGGGCAAAAGTGCGATCCGCGCATTCCTGGCCGATGAGAACGTGCAGAAACTGCTTGACAACCGCAGAATCGAGATGGGTCTGATTAATCCGAAAGACCTGCCGAACGGTGTGAAATATTACGGCCATCTCACCAATCCGAGCTTGGATCTGTACGGATACGGAGAGGTTTATCTGGACGACTGGACGAATCCGGCAAAACCGGAGACAAAGCCTCTTGTTCCGGATGATACTGTAATCCTGATCTCGTCCGCACCGGGCTTCATGAGGGCATACGGCTTATGCACCTATATCGACGATAAGACGCAGCAGTGGATTACGGCACAGACCAACCGCGTCCTGAGAAGCTATGTGGAGCATCATCCGGACCGCCGTATGCTGGAGCTGCAGACGCATCCGCTTCCGATTCCTGACAAAGTAGATAGCTGGCTGGTTGCAACTGTCTGCTAGAAATGTGACCGAATCGGTCACGTAAAAAGTAAATAAAAATGTGACCGATTCGGTCACATTTTGAGATTCCTCGCCCGGAGACGGGCGGGGAATTTTCGTCAGGAGGTGCAGCATGGCTCTATTTGAGCTGAAACAGGATTTTGATAACCAGCAGAAACCGGAATGGTCGATGCCTAACTTCAAGGATTGCGTAGCAGCAGACATTGACCAGATATTTTTCAACGGAAATGAACACGCTGATATGCACAACATCGACGGGAAAGACATGCTTGTAATCCTGGAAGAGAGTACGCTGCGGAAACATTCTTCCCACTGGGAGGCAGGAGCGAAGCAGAATTTTGACACAGGACTTTACAATGCACACCTCATCCTGTTTGTTCGTGTGGCGGACTATGGCGCAAAACCGAAGGTAGGAAAAGAACTTGTTATGGATCAAAAGAGGACATACAAGATCGTGACCTGTGAGGACGAGGGCGGCGTTTATCGCATGATCTTAGAGAGGGTGAGACAGTGAGTAATGTTACATACGATTCCGGAAACATGACCATCACGGTAGAAGGTCTGGATGATGTGACGGCAGCGCTCGGAGCCTTGAAACGAAAGACACCGGCGGTTACGAAGGTTGCGATCAATGCAACAGCCAGAGAAGCGCGAAAACTGATGATCGCCCAGGCGAAAGCCCGTTACGCAGTGAACACAGCGGGACAGCGCCATTTGAAGGAACTGGTGCAGAGGAAGAAAGCAACGAACACAAGCTTGCTTGCAGAGCTGCATATATCAAGTTTTCGTAATGATCTGGGATATTTCGAGACATCACCGAAGCGCCCATACATGGGGATGGAGGCTTTCAGCGCACCAGAGCATTTCCGAGGTCATGTCCTGAAAAGCACGTCTTTAACACCGCTGACCGGCAAAGGAAATTTAAGCAAAGGTTTCCTGCTGGCATTTACGAACGGTCATATTGGCATGGTTCAGAGGGTGATCGGCTCGAAAAGCCACAACACCACCACGAAACGCAGCGAAGTTCCGAGATGGAGAAATGCCGATGGAAATGTAGAAAAGGTACAGACCATGGGAAGCCCAAGCGCAACCGCTATGCACAACACCATCTGGCCGGAGGTAGAACCGGATGTAGAGATTTTTTTGCAGCAGAGGCTTGAACAGCAGGTAGAAAAGGTGCTGGCAAGGGCCGCAGCAAGAAAGGGTAAATCATGAAAGATTATTCGAGCATGGTTGAAAAAGCCGGGATCGGGCGTACCCCGCAGTTATGCCAGGATGCCATGATCGAGATGCTGGAAGAACTCTTCGCCGGAAAGAAATATAACGGCCAGGAGGGCAAAAAACCGCTGACGATCTATAAGCAGGATTTACCGATTCCGGAAGATGGAGACGATGATGTAGATACAGACCGATCATACGCTCCGTACATCGTCGTGGAAATGAACAGCGGTGCAATCAAAGGTGACGATGATGCACAGCTTGTCAGTTTCTCTCTGGTTATCTGCGCATACGATACCGGAAAGAAACGGGAAGGTTGGCAGGATGTAGCCAATATCAAAGAAGATATCGTGCAAAGAGTTTGCAGCGCTCCGTATTTTGGCGGGGCGTTTACTATTTTGAAACCTATTGCATGGGCCATGCAGGCAGACGACACGCACCCATATTATTACGGTGCCTGTTCGCTGACATGCACTGCGCCCGCTATCACGCAGGATACTGCATTAAAGGAGCTGCTATGAGTAAAAAAGAGACAGAGACCGCAGAGGCGGCAGATAAGGAAGTAAAAGAGGAGCAGAAAACCGCAGAGGGACAGGAGGCAGCAACGGAGCAGGACGAAGGAAAAGAGACTGCCCGCGTCTACTGCGGACCGAGCGTTCGCGGCGTAGCAAGACAGTTTACCGTCTACACCAGGGAGATTCCGCAGGAACTCGATGAGTTTTTTAAGGCGCATCCGGCGGCTAAAAGTCTCCTGGTTCCGATCGACCGCTTCGCACAGACCAGAAAGAAATTGGAGACTGCCGGAACGGCAGAAGCCATTCTTTTTAAAAAAGTCAGAAGTGAACTGTAAGGAGGAGGACAAGCTATGGCTACTTACAAACATGGTGTATACACCAGTGAACAGGCTACCAGCATGAGCGCACCCGTGACGGGAACGGCGGGTCTGCAGGTGATTATCGGCACCGGACCGGTTAATATGCTGGAGAATCCGGCAGAATCGGTCAATGTACCGTTGCTGGTTAATAATTACAAAGAGGCTGTTGCAGCTATCGGTTATGTTCCTGATTTCGCGAAGTACACGCTTTGCGAGGCAATCAGCGCAAATTTCAGCGTGGTTGGAGTTGCACCGATGGTATTTATCAACGTGCTCGACCCGGCGAAGCACACAAGCAATCTGGAAAGCACGACCGTACAGGTCAACAGCGGTGTAGCGGTGTTGGATAAGGTGGGTGTGCTGCGTGACGGGCTTACCATCAAGAGTGGCAGCGACACACTCAAAGAAGGTGAGGACTATACCGTAAGTTTTAACAATGACGGCACCGCAAACATCCTGCTTCTGGAAGGAGGAGCTGGAGCGTCCGCAACGAATCTGACGGTAACTGGCAAGATCCTCGACCCCAGCAAAGTGACTGCGGCCGATATCGTAGGCGGAGTAGATGTAAGTACAGGGAAAGAAACGGGCCTGGAAGTTGTGAGACAGATTTATCCGAAACTGTCCATGACTCCGGGCCTTCTTCTTGCCCCGCGTTTCAGTGCAGATGCCACCGTGGCAGCAGCACTGCAGGCAAAGACCACAGAGATTAATTCAGTGTTCAAAGCGGTCTGCATCGTGGATGTGGCTTGCGGCAAGGACGGCGCTACGAAGTACACGGACGTAAAGACCCAGAAAGAAAAGCAGGCGATTACCAATGCCAACGCGTATGCTGTATGGCCGTATGCAAAGGTAGGGGATGTCGTTTACAGCGGATCTTCTCTGGCCGGAGCGCTCACTGCGTACACGGATGCTGAGAATGACGACACACCGAATGTAAGCCCGAGTAACAAGACACTGGCCATTTCGGCGGCTTGTCTGGAAGACGGGACCGAGGTGGTTCTGGATCAGGACTAGGCAAACACCATCAATGGTTTTGGCGTGGCTACGTTCCTGAACATGAATGGTTTCCGCCTGTGGGGAAACAACACTGCAGCGTATCCGGGAAACACCGATCCAAAAGACAGATGGTTCTCTGTGCGCCGGTTCCTGAACTGGGCGGCAAATACCTTCATCCTGACGTATTTTGCCCGCGTGGACAGCCCGGCGAATCCGAGACTGATTGAGGCTATCGTAGACAGTGAGAACGTGCGCGGCAATGGTTTTGTGGCGCGCGGTGTCTGTGCGAGATATGAGATCGAATTTAATGATTCCGAGAATACGACGGCTGACCTGCTGGACGGAAAACTGACGTTCCATCAGTACATCACGCCTTACACTCCGGCCGAGGATATTGAGGACATTATTGAGTTTGATCCGGATGCACTTTCCAGTGCATTGACCTAAAGAGGGAGGTATCTAAGACATGATTAGTAACAACTATATCCCGGAAAAAATCAATGATTTTAACGTGTATCTGGATGGCACAAAGATGATCGGTATTGCGTCCAGTGTGACACTGCCGGAGATCAACATGAAGACCAGCACCGTAGCTGGCGTTGGTGTCAATGGTGAACTGGATTCCCCTACAATCGGACAGTTTGAGAGTATGGAGCAGGAAGTTCAGTTCAACACCCTGTTCAGTTCTGCAACGGATGTTATGAATCCGCTGACGGTCGTAAATCTGACGTTCCGCGCTGCACAGCAGGTATACGATAAAACCGGCGGTTACGCATTTAAGGGACTGCGCATCGTTGAGATGGGCCGTGTGAAAAAGTTTAAACCTGGCAAGATCGAAAAAGGCGAGGCTATGGAAGCCACCGTCACCCTGGAACTCACGTACATCATGATCGAGGTAGATGGAAAACAGTTGGTTGAGATCGACAAGCTGAACGGCGTTTACAAGGTAAACGGCGTAGATATGATCGCAGGCGTAAAGAGCCTGATCTAACAAAGAGGACATGCCAGCTCCGTTTATACTGGGGCTGGCATTTTAGAAGCACTGATTACTGAATCACAGAAAGGAGCCGAACCATGGCAGAGGAAATGAAAGAGGACGTTAAAGACGTTACGACAGAACAGGAAGCACAGGAAACCGTAGCGGAGAAGAAACCGGTCAAAGAAGAAAAGGAAAATGTCATTACGCTTAAAAAACCGTACAAATTTGAGGGCAAAGAGTATACGGAGATTGATCTGTCAGGTCTTGAGAAAATGACAGTGATGGATGCAGTCAATACCCAGATTGATCTCTTTAACCAGCAAGAAGTTGCAACGGCGACGGTATGCGAATCAACGACAGCTTTCGCAAGAGAACTGGCAGCGAAAGCAACAGGATTTCCGATCGAGTTCTTTCAGTTGGCACCGCGCAGTGTAAGCAAACAGGTGACGAGAGCAATCAGAGGATTTTTAAATATTGATGCAAATACAGAAAATCATGTAATGCGGTTGGAAAAACCGTATTGCTTTAAAGGCGAGACCTATACAGAGGTTGACCTGAATGGAATCGCGGATCTTAACAGCATGAATGAGAGTGCCGCTGAAAATAAGATGGCCAGAATGGGAATTGTTATCACGGAAAACTCATTTAACTACTATTACGCCTGCGTGATTGCATCCATGGCAACCGAACAGCCGGAGGAGTTCTTCACAGGGCTTCCGCTCCGGGAAGTTTTGAAACTGAAAACAGCAGTGAACAGCGCAGATTTTTTCGAGTAAAGGGCGGTGCAAAAGCATTACGCAAGGCCGCTATCCGGCTGGGAACAGCCACGCGGACCGGCGTGGACTTTTATCTTAACCTGCCCGTACAAGAATTTGTGTCGCTGAATAATGAGGTGACGGAGGAATGGCGACGGGCAACAAATCATTAGATCTGAGTATCCGGATATCCGGAAAAGTAGACAAAAGCCTGACAGCGGCTATCGAGAGTGCAACAAAGCAGACAAGCAGCTTTTCTAAAAATGTAAGCGCGATAGGAAAGGCTGGACTGGCGGCTATGAGCGCAGTCGCTGTAGCTGGCATTGCAGCAATCGGGAACTGCACCAATGAGGCCGAGAGCTGGGAAGCCAGCATGGCGAATGTTGCAAAGTATGTAGATGGTCTGGCTGATAAAGCAGGTCAGTTCAGCGACGAGCTGGCCGGTACAGCAAATGGAAACACTTATGCAGAAAACTACGGAGAGATGAGCAAAGCTCTGTTGGATCTGAGCACACAGATTCCGTACACGGCAAAGGAACTCTCAGAACTTGCAGCTGCGGCCGGACAGTCCGGATACAGCATTGATGATCTGATCCAGTACGACAGCAACGGAAATATTCAGGGATTTCTGAAAGATGTAGCCATGTGGGGAACTGCAATGGATATATCCGCAGAACAGGCTGGCGATTGGGCTGCAAAGTGGGAGCAGGCGTTTAAATTGGACCACAGTGATATCATGGTTCTCGCAGATCAGATCAACTATCTGGGTGCGAACTCAGCGACTACAGCGGCAGAAATCGCGGAAGCGGTAAATGCTTCTGCGGCACTAGGACAAATTGCAGGCGTAGATGTATCTACTACAGCAGCGCTGGCAGACGCTATGCTCGCTACCGGTGTTTCCAGCGGCAGAGTGGGAACAAGCATCAAACGAACATACACGAACCTGAGTAAAGGGGAAAGCGCGACCAAAGCTATGAAAGAACAGTGGGAAGAACTGGGCTTCACGGCTGAGGGAGTGGCAAAATCCATGCAGGAGGACAGCATAAAAACGCTGAACGAGGTATTTACAGCCATCGGGAATCTCCCAAAGGAACGCCAGGTAGCCGCCCTTAGTACGCTGTTTGGACAGTGGGCGATCGAGGGCGATGCAAAGATTGTTGGCAATATGGATGTATATACCAGAGCGCTTGACATGGTGAGCGATCCGGAAAAATATCAGGGCAGCATGGAACGAGAATTTATCATTAAGTCGAGCACCACCGAGGCGATTGACCAAATGATGAGCAGTTCCGTATCTGCTTTCAAGATCGACATTGGCGAAGAATTTCTTCCGGTAAAAAAGCAGTTCAGTCTTATGATGATCGACATCATGAATGGAATGCGGGATCACATGCCAGAAATCACCCAGCTTGCGGGAACCATTGCGGATCTGGCAAGCAAAGGAGTATCGAAACTGGGTGATGCGCTTGAAAAAGCGTTGCCATATATCCAGAGGGGGCTCGAATACAAAAATAACAATGGAGAGACGGTTACGAAGGTGATCGGCGGTATGGCTGCGGCTTTTGCAGCTATGACATTCGCCCCAAAGGTAGAAGGCCTGATCGGCGGTGTCGGAAGCCTGATATTCGGAGATGGAAACAGTTCAGGAGGAAGATCAAAAGGCGGTATCGGCGGTCTGGTCGGAACTGCAGTGAATCTGTTCCATGGCGGGCAGAATGCGGGCGCTTTTGTTCAAAACGTGAGCCAGGCTGCAGGAATCGGTGCAGGACTGGGAAATTCGGTTATGACCGATACAGGAACCGGAGGAAACGGCGGAATCTTGCAATGGATATCCAACAGCGCCATCGGAGCTATCTTCGGAATTAAGAACCGAAAAGGATTAACAAACGACAACAGTAAGGACAATGCTTTCTTTAAAGTTCTTATGAGTACGGCGGAGCAGATTACCAATGCAAAGGAAAGCGGTGGTCTGCTTGGGATGGCTAAAAGCGCAGCGGCCAACACTGGAATAGGCCGGTATATCGGTGGAATTGCCGGTGCAGCCGGTCAGATTGCAAATACCTCGATAGGCGGCGGGATTATCAATGCGCTCAAGACAACAGGTAGTGTGACAAAAGAAATCCTGACCGGAATTGTAGGACCGGAAGGAATGGGAATTACGGAGCTGATCGAGGGAGCCGGTCTGTTAGGTCAGATGGGCCTTGAAGCCATAGCGAATAGTGCTCCTGGACAAATGATCGGAAGTGCAGGACAAGCGATCGGAGGAGTGCTTGGAAAGGGTGCTTCTATGGCAGGCGGAGCCGTCAGCATGGCCGGTGGTGCATTAAGCCAGATCGGCAGCTTCGCCGGAGCCGGGGCTGGTCTGTTAGGAAGCGTGTGGGGACCGGCGGCAGGAGGTTTTATGAGCCTGTTTGCCGGTGCCGCGCCGGTAATCGCGGCAATCAGCGGAATTATTGCGGTCGTAAGTATCCTGGGAGATCATCTTGAGGATATCCGGGTGATTATCGGTAACACCTTCGGAGAAAAAGGACTTGCTATCTTTGACACGTTTACCGGAAAGCTGGGAGAAATCGGTAATTTTATCTCCGGGCTATTCCAGGACGGCGGTGTGGCGGCCGCATTACAACCGGTAAGAGATGCAATCGTAGGATTGTTTGACAGCGATACGGCAGCCATGGTCGGCGGAGCCTTTGATGGTGTGGTAGCCATCATTCAGTCTGTGATGGGTATTATCGGCCAGATCGTGACCTTTTCGACCGGAACCGTGAAACCGATTATCCAGGATATCTTTTCGTACATCACGGGAACGGTCATGCCGATTATCATTCAGACTTTTTCTGAGGCGGCACCAACGATCGCGGAGATCATAAGCAGCCTGGGAACTGCAGTCATGACTGGTATGCAGACCATAGGAACTGTT